GCCGAGGCTGCGGCGTTGTTGCTCAGGTGATTGAGCGCGTCGCCCAGACCGCTGATCTGCTCAATCGGGATCTGGTATACGTTAGCCAGCTTCGCCATCGCGAGCCCGGCCTCATCAGGCAGCATGTCAAACGCCGTCGCTGCCTTGGCGACTGTTTCTGTGTAGTCCGGCAACGCCGGCGCCTCAATGCCTAGCTGCCCGCCCGCCGCGGCGATACTCGCAAGCTGCGATGCGGTCAGCGGGATCTGCGTGGATAGCCGCTCAAGCTGAGCTTGGAGAGTCGTCAGGCCCTCCGGTGCGTCAAAGTCCACCACCTTGCGCACGTCGGCCATCGCCGATTCAAGCTCCATGCTCGCGCCGACAGCCCCCTGTAGCGGCCGCAATAGCTGCTGCCCGCCATAGGCCGCACCGGCACCGATCATGCTGAGCTCGGCGCCGGTGCGCTGGAGCCGCCGCCCCATCCGCGCAAGCGGCTTCGTCAGCTTGTCGACTAGGCCGACGAGGACTTCGACTTTCAGCTCGGCCATGCTGGGCTATACTCTAGTTTCGGGCCACGCAAACACAAACACAGGAGGCTGCATGTCTCACTCCCACTCTGCCGGCTATACAGGCGCCATGATCGGCGCATGGTTGTTCGCCGGCCCTGCCTTCGTCCTCGCCGTCCTGGCACTGTTCAGCGGCGGTTTCGGTGCTGCCGTGATGATGGCCGTCATCGGGTTGATTGCGCTCGGCATCGGCGACTTCCTTGGCGGCCTGCTCGATCGCGTCAGTGGCCCGCGGCGCTCTTAGGCCGCGATTGAGCCCGACTGCGCCCTGAGCCACCGCTCAGCGCGCTCCGCCCAATCCATGAGCTGGTCCAGCGGCAGCCGGTCCAGCTCAGAGAAGGGCTGATGGAACGCCACGACCACTAGTTCAAAGGCGTCTTCGACGGCGGCGGGGACGGGTCCAGCCCCACGTCCGCCGGCGCGAAAAAAGCGACGCACTCTGACATCAGCAGCACCGTATCGGCCGCGCCCAGCTTCCAGAAAGCGGCCTTGTCCAGCGTGCTGATGCGCTCCAGCAGTTGCGCGTGCGCCGTCGGGTTGAGCTGAAGCACCTCCAGGAGATTGAGCCCGCGCAGATCACCGGCCAGCGGGGCACGGATCACGACCTCGGTGCCGTCGCTCAGGGTGATGGTCTTATCGTCCATGCATCACCCCTTAGAATCCGATTGCTGCGCGCAAAGCCGACATCTGGTCGGTGCCGTCGATGATGCGGGTCATCAACTCGACGTCGATCTCCACAACCACGTCCCCATCGACGCTAAGCTTGTACTTGCGGCAGTTCATTGTGAACTCGCACTTGCTAGCGTCTTTGCTGGCGCTCTCCCAGCTGCCGGGCGCCAACTCGTGGACCTGCCCCTCGGCTTCGATCACGATGGGTTCTGTGGTGTCGTTTTCGTCGTCCACCTGCGCAGCGCGCAACGTCACTTGCACGGCGCGGCCGTCAATAAGGCCCCACTGATTCAGAACGTCGCGATTGTACTCGTACAGCGAGAACTTCAGGTCCACCGGCTCGACGCGGGCCATGTCGACCTTGGCGACACCCGACATGCCACCGGCGGCATAATCCTCGGTCGTGATCGTCAACGTCGGCGGCTCGCACTCGGCCTTGCCGGCAAAGTGCCGGCCATCAACGAACACGTTATAGGCTTTCTGTAGTTTTGGGATGGGCATGATGCGCTCCTATCTTAGGTTTCAGGGACCAGTACGTTGGTCAGATACTCATTGTTCAGCCACGCGCGGAACGTGATGCGCTCGGCGGGCGGATAAAGGCCGATATCCACGTTGAAATACACCTGCCCGCTGGCCAAGCTTTCGGCCGTATTCAGTTCTGGGTCTGCCGCAATGTGCCCCCCCGCGAAGTGTCCCAACTTCGTCTGCTGATCAATCCATCGCTGGACCGAGAACGTGACGTCCTCAATGTAGGTGCGCGTGATATTGCGGTCGACGGCCCACAGATGGCTAGCTTCAAGCGCCTCGAAAGCCATATCCGCCGCGCGGCGCACGTTGATAAATTGCCATTGCGGATCAGCGCTCGTCGTGCGGTTGCCCCACAGCCGCCAGCCTTCATGATTGATGACGACCGTCACATCCTGTTCGTTGAGCACATTAGATCGCGACGACGGATCGCTCAACGCAAAATCAATCGGCCGTTTGGTTCCGACAATGCCGCGCATCATCTTATTGGACGGCGACGTATGCCATCCGTTGCGCCTGTCGTTCTCGGCCATCACGCCAGCGGCTCGCGCGCTTGCGCCCTCGTAGCGATAGGCGTTAAGCACGACATCAAACACCTTGACTTGCGGGTCGACGATATAGACGCGGCTAGATCCGAAGTTTCCGCGGAAATCAATTACGTCAGCGTCTGTCGTGTTAGGCCCATCAACGATCGCGATTGCGCGCAGACGATTGGCAACGCCATCCATCTCGGTTGCTAGCGCGATCTCATGAGACCAGTTGGGCGCAATGAGGATCTTTGGCTTGATGCCGAGGGAAGCCTCAGCACCCATAAATGCGTGGACGCCCGTCCAACCGGTATTGCTGCCAATGAAATTGGCCAGCGTCGCATCATCATCAATGCCCTCGGCAACCCGGACAACGACAACCAGGGTCGAAGCGTGGTCAAAAATGGCGTCAATCGCTCGCGGCAGTGTGCCGTTCTTGCCCATTCGCGCAGCCTCGATGCGGCGCCCAGCCACCAGCGTCGGCGTATTGAGCGGAAAAGCCTCATCGAGGCCGCCAAGCAAATACGAAAATCGGTTGTTTGCGGGCATCAAGCCACTACCGTCGCTGGCGCCCACCGCGGCGGCGGTCACAAGCGCCGCCGCCTCGTTGTTGTCGCCTACTGCCGTAATCACGTCGCTCGCGGTACTGGTCGCGACGCCCTCGCTATCTGTGGCCAGCGTGATCGTGATTTCCGCCTGCTGCACAGACACGTCGAGCGTCTGATCCGCCGCGGTCGCTTTTAAATACAGCGCCACATTGTTCCCTTCGACCCCTGGGGATGCCGCGGTGAATGTGATGCCGTTGTTCATGGCCTCACTGCCCACGGTCAGGCTTGCCGATGCGGCGCCCTCGCTATCCGGAGCGGTGCCGATCAGGCCAATGACAGAGCTGCGCTTGAATTCGATTGGCCTTGGGCCGTAGGGCAGCTCGATTACTTCGACGCCATGCAAAAAGTCGGTTGTCATGTGCTATTACCTCTTGAAAGTACGGCGCAATAAGACGCTCACGAATTCAAAATTTCGTCGCGTCGCGCTTGCGCGAGAAGATCTGTGCTTACTAAATAATCTAAGCCGGATACAAAATCCGGCGCATCAGCGCGAATACGCCCTCCGGCTCGTGTTGCCGCCTGCAACATGTCCATGAAATCCTCCACCGCGGCGTCTGTTTTTGCGGCAGCGCGAATACCGATGCGCTCTGCCGCCGTGAACTTACGCTTGATTTCTAGCTCGCTCCAGGTCTTAACCGGCGGCTCTGTTGGTGTGGGCGACTCCGGCCGCTGCCACACGCGCACCGTATGGCCCGTTGGTGGTGTCCAATCGCTGCCATCCTCCAGCTCGATTACGTTGACAACCGCGCCATTGCTGTTAATCACTGCGTGTTTCATTCTTGATACCACCACACGTTAACCCAGCCAGACCCTCCATCAGCCCCACTAACGCCATCCGACGTTGAAGCCCCACCACCACCAGCGGAGTTAGCGGCTGCGTTTGTTGGCGGGTTGCCGCTTTCTGTCCCGGCCGTCCCGCCGCCGCCACGAGAATGTCTAGAGTTGCTGCCATCAGACTTTGCGCCCAATCCAGTGGCAGATGTATTGCCTGGTCCACCGATGCCACCCGGCAGATAAATTAGCTCATCCGCCCCTTCATACCCGCCGCATCCTGCTGGCACGGAAAAGCTGCCAAATGAGCTGACACCACCATCCTGGCCAACGTCGTTAGTGCCGCCAGCGCCGCCAGCGCCCACTGTGACAGACACATCCCCCGAGACAAGCACACGCCCGGCGCGAATACCCCCTCCGCCGCCCGCTGACGCTTTGGTGCCCGCCTTTTCACCACCACCACCGCCGCCGCCAGAGGCTACTTCGACGAACACCTCTACAACGCCCGCCGGTCGAGTCCATGTGCCGCTAGACGTGAATAGTTGATGGTGCAACGTGAGCGCAGACCCAACAGCAACCTCAATGCCAGGCAGCTTGTCTAAATAGCCAGCCCTGGTTGCGGTATAGTCTGCCGCCGACGCTCGCGATGATACGGCCGTGTCAAGGTCGGATAAATCCGCCGCGGTAGCGCGCGACGAAACCGCGGCATCCAGATTGCTCAGATCAATATCTGATGGCGCTGCTCGCGAGCTCACAAGCGTATCGAGATTGTTGAGTTTGCTTGCGCGATCCGCTGTCAGCCGGTCTTGCAGCGTCTTCAGCTGCGCAAGCGCATTTGCGAGTAAGCCAATCACAGGTCAACCTCCGTTGCGCTCACGCTAGCAATGGTGCCATCTGGGTTATATGTCATTGTCTCCGTGCGCCGCACGCTATCCCAGTCCGTCTGCACACTATCCACGCGGCCGTTACCGTCATAGCTGAGCGTCACCACCTTGGTAGCCTCGCCAATCGTCTCGGTAATCGTTTCGACGCGACCGTCAACGTCATACGTCATCGCAACAGCATCAGCCCATGACGTTTGCGCATCAAGCTCAGTGCCGGTAGCAAACGATTTATTGACGCTATCGATCAAATCGTTAGCGTTTTCAATTGTCTCATAAGCCTGTGCAACCGCCGGGTCGACCGCTTCGGCGATTCTATCAAGCCCAAGCTGAGCAAACCTGTCGACCTCAACGGCTAATTGCGACTTCAGCTTTTCAACTTGATGCAGCCGGTTGTCTAAATCGAAAAAACGCGCATTCAGCTCATCCGCTGATAGTGGCGTTTTGTTATCACGAAAACGGTATGACTCAGCGCGCTTGCTCATTGCCAGGCCCCATTAAATCGCAACGTGCGTGCGCTCGCTCACGTGGTAGGGCACCAGCGCGTTGTCCGTCGTGCCCTCGAGTCGCACCTGGAAAGTGGTAATGCCAACGCCGTCTTCTGGGGTGAATAAAAACGTCCGGCGGATCGCGGCGCCCTCGACTGCGTCAGTGCTGCTGTCGGCTGTGTACGTCGTCCCGCCGTCGACAAGCGTGCAGGTCAGCGTATGCCGCGCCGGGTCCCAATCTTCGATCAGAACTTGCACTTGGATGTTGTCGCTAGCGCTGGCCAGCGTCTGCTGCTCGGACCAGTGATCAAACGACAAATTCGGCCGATTGGCTTGCAGTCGCGAGCCAGTCAGCATAATGCCGGGCATCAAATCTGACGATCCAATAAACACGGCCCGCAGATTTAGCAGCGCCGGCAACCCGATCAGTTCGTCGGCTGTCGCGGCCTCCATCGGAAACCACGCGCCCGCGCCCGATTTTTGGTACTCCAAGATCATGCTTGTTGATTGCGGCTCGACAATTTCCGCCAACAGGTCAACATCCGCAATTCCGCCAGACAGCGACACCGGGTCAAGCTCAACGACCGTGCGCGGGTTGACAAAATCCGCAAAACGCAGATCCATCATTAGGTCTTTGGTAAAATCGCCCTGGTAGTAAGCGCCATCCATGCTGTAAAACAGCGTGCCCTGCGTGTATTGTGTGCCGGACACAATAGCAACGTAATGATCTCCCGTCGTAGTGATCACCAAAGCATACCGTTTGCCGGCTTCCACAAATGCCGGCCGCGCCCAATTAAATGCGGTTTTTGTTGGATATAGATTCAGGTCGGCGGCATTAACGCTAGTAGAGGCGATGCTTTTATTCAGGTCAGGAACGCCGTTCGCTGTCTCGCACAAGTGAAGATAAACGACGCCAGAGCTGGCCGTTTGTGTGAAATAGAGATCAACGCCTGTTGTCCACCCATTCTGCGCTTGCAGCACTGTTTGCGACACCTGCGCGCCACTGATATTGACGTCTGTTGTGTCGACATACCAGTATGTCTCTGTCCACCTGTCTACCCAGAATCGCCTGATGCGGTTCCAATGATGTAGAGGCTCGCCCTCCTCCAGGCCCAACACTTCCCATGTCTCGCCATCTTTGCGAAACACCTGTTCAGCGGGGTCATACGTGCCTGTCTGCCACCAACGCGCGTTTATGCAAACCGTCCTAGTCGGTCCGTAGCGGCGACGTTGACGTGCAATTGTCCCTTGCTTAATTGTGTAGCTTTGGCTTTGATATTGGCTAATTGAAAGCTCGCCGGCATAGCCGGCCGTCTGCAATCGGATGACCTCGTTATACGCCGGCAGACATAGGCCATTGGTCACCGTAACGTCGGTCGTCAGGCTATTGAATAGCGCGAGCTGTTGCTCGGTTTGACCCGCCCACGGAAACCGCACGCCTTCTTCTGTGCGCGCATGCCAATCAATGTTATCTGTATCGCTCTCTTCAGAGTCCAGAAAATTATCAGCCCCCCAATCCGAATACATATCAGGCAAATTGGCAATCTCTTTCAAGCGCGCTACATCGCGCGCCACATCGCGCATTTCCGTTGTCCCGGCGAGCCCGTGAACTCGGGCGGCCAAATCGGACACGTCGCTGGACAGCGTGGCGATTCGCGGCTGCGCCAGTGTGCGCCACGACTCTAGCGAGACCACGCGCGTATTCACCGTGTTAAGCTGCGGCAATTCGCGATTGGTCGCCTGCTCAATCTCTACAATCCCGCCTGGATTCAGCTTCGCATACCCGAGCAGCGTGTGCCCCGTCGGGGCTGCAGGCTTTTGCGGCGACGCCGACTCAACGCCGGCCGTGATATACGGCACTGCCACACGGGCGCGCTCCATCGCCACCGTACTCGGCTCGGTCTCGCCGGTTTGCAGATCGACCAAGAAATCCCGTGGCTCGGAATCGGTGTCTTGCTCATTGCCAGCAACGGAAATAGCGAGATAGCGCTCATCGGTCACAGGCAGATAGCTGAACACTGAAAGCGCTGCTGCCGCGTCCAGCGAGAAAATCTCGCCGGTGTCGCCAGACCACAGTCGTCCGGCATCCACTTCCAGGCTTGTGGTCGTTTCCTGACTGAGCGCCATGCCAGTGACCTGGCGCTCGCCGGTAATGGCGTCGGTAATCACATGGCCAAAATTGCGGTCCGTGAATTCCTCAACGTTGTTGAGATCGTCGGCCTGTAGCTCTTGGCGATCGCGGAAAACGACTTGTCTGTCCATTAGTGTGCCTCTGAGACGTATTGCCCGACGATCATCGCCGGGGAAGCAAAATATTGCTGACCCGCGCGCAGCGGGCTGCGGAGCGTCGTATCGAGCCAGACGCGATCACGCGCCGAGCGCAATGGTGCCAGCGCGCTGCGCGCGTGACGAATACGGGCGCCCGCATCCAGATCAGATGGATGCGAGCCGACAAAATGCCGGCAGAAGGCGGCTCGGTCGCTGATGCGGCGCGTCAAATCCAGCCGCTGCGTCGCATGGTACGCCGGCATGCCGAGCCGCGCGGCATCAAGATGAGTCGATCGCCCGCGGGTTGGCGTCTCGGCATCGGGTAGCAACAGGTACAGCCGCCGGTAGATACGGCGCCCTGCGTCTTGGCTAGCTGTGTATCCGGCGGCAAAGCCGCACGCCCTCCCGCCGGTGCGGGCCAAGCATGCGTCCACGTCCGGGCCGATAGCGCGGCGACACGACAAAAAGACGCCAGCGTCGCGGCGCACGGTTTGACGCCCGGCCACTGAGTCGTATTGCAGCGATCGTACTGACACCGCGGCCTCGGTTTCGCGCTCGACCGTTGCTGTTGTCAGTGGCGTCTCAGCGCCATCGCGATACAGATAGGCCCGCTCGCCAATGCGCGCGGCTGCGTCACCAATAGCGGGCCAGCACGCGGAGCCTTGTGTCCCCGTGCCTTGTGTCCCCGTGCCTTGTGTCCCCGTGCCTTGTGTCCCCGTGTATACCGTTTGCCAGCCGCCGGCGCCATCAGGCACTTGCAGCAGCTCATAGCCGCCGCCGCCGTCGGCGACATAGACCGGCTCGTACTCCACCGGGACCATGGATGTCTGCCCGAGATAGCAGCGCGATACATGCGCGCCGGCGGCTGATCCGCGCGAGCGATACGGATAGACGCGCAGCTGCGGAAATTGCCGCACCCAAGCATTGCGCTCGGCGCGAGTCATTGCAGCACCGAGGAAAGTCTTATCGGGCGGGCGGATGGCGTCGACGACCCGGAAGCCTGCGTAGCGCGCCACGCGCTTGTAGCTTGCCAGCGTTCCAGCGATGCGATGCGTGTGCCACGACTGGCGCAGAATCTTGCGCCGCGTCTCTTCGGTTGCTTGATCGCTCCAGTACAGCGCATCCCAAGCCCATGCTAGCCACGGCAGCCAAGCGGCTCGCAGTGCATTGGCGCGGTAGAGCGTCGGCACCTCGCGCGCAGCGGCATCGGTCGCTGCCGGTGTGTCCGTGGCCTGGACTAGCGCGCCTTCAACGGCCGACTGATTGGCCGGTAGTAGTGGCGTGTAGGTCGCACTAGACACTGCGCGACTCCGCTACCGTGACGCTGACCGGCAGCATCGCAGCGACCTGATAATCCGTGCAGATCACATCGCTCGCCGGGCTGGACAGGTCTACTGCGCGCACACCGGACACAACCAGCGCATCGAGGATGCCGGCGCGCGTGCAGTCGTGCCCGCATTTGCGGATCTGGAGCTGATAGCCTTGCAGCGCTGCCAGCGCATCGGCCCGGACCACCTCTGCATCCGGCCCTGGCTGCAAATGCAGTACGGCGCTCACGGGCACCTCGACCACGCTCGGCGCTAGCACGTGTGCGTCGTCAGTCAACGGCGTGACGTCTTCGGCCGCGAGCGCCTGGCGCACGGCGACGTGCGTCGCGCTATCCTGCGGCGCGCGCACGGGTATCTCGCCACCGTTGGGCGACGTCAAGTCCGGAAACAGCGCAGCGCCAATCAACGCGTCCGCCTCGCTCACGGTCTCCACCAGCAGCCATTGCGCCGACAGTACGACCACATCGACCCGGCCGGGCGAGGGCGACACGACAGCCACGTCCACAACGTCGGTGCCGACGCTCATGGCGTGCCAGCGATAGGCCGCGGGATTGCCGGTCGCCGTGTGAGCCCATAGCCCCTGCTGTACGCGCTCACGCAGTCGCGCATCGGTCTCGCCCGTGATGCGCTCGACGTTGACGTTGACGCCCAGCTGATCCAGATCTGAGCCGTGCGCGTAGGCCAGCAGCATGGCCCGTATGGAGTCATTGATCCGCCCGCGCAGCAGCAGATCCAGATAGGCCGCGATCTCCATGATTTTGTTGGCCGGATCTGCCTCGATCTCTGCCACGTCCCAATCGGGCAGGATCTCAACGAGCTTGGCCTGAGCGGCAGCAAGCTGCGCCTCGTAATCCAACGCCTCGATGGCCTGCGGCGGGTCAATGCGGGCAAAATCAATAAAAGCGCCGCTCATCGCTGAAACCTCAAGCCCGCGAAGCTGATTGCGCGTCCGGTGCGACGATGACGAGCGGCGATAGAAAAAGTGATTTGCCCCGATGCGTCGATCTCTACCGGGTCCACCTCTTCTACAAGGATGCGCGGCTCCCAGCGCGAGATGGCGCCGATAGACGATGCGCGGATGTCCATAATGGTGATCGGGTCGAGCGGCGCGTCTACAAGCGCGCGAAGCCATGACCCATAGTCGCGACGCATCACACGCTCGCCCGGCAGCGTCAGCAAGATATCTTGCACCGATTGGCGAATGTGCGCGACTTCATCAATCATCGCTGCAGACTCTGGATCTAACCCGATCATTGCAACAGCCCAAATCAATCAAACTCTTCCGGCGGCGGACAGTCGAAATCCTCGGGAATATAAAACTCATCTTGGGCGCAGTTCGGATCGTCACCCATAACTTGGCAGTAGCAGCTTTTGGTGCCAAAGCTACCGCCGCCATTGTACTCACACAAATGCGCCCAGCAGCCGCTACCCGTACCTGAATC